AGAGACAAAGCATCAGAGATAGCTTCGGTCATAGGTCACGGTGGTTGTGAGATATTCCCTAAACAAGAAGAGATATTAGTTGAACGTGGCGATGTAGGAAACTTTATTAACCTTCCTTATTTTGACCATGAGATGACAACTAGATATGCTTTTAAAGAAGACGGAGAATCAGCTACATTAGAAGAATTCTTAGATTTAATTGAAGATAGAAAAGTAACTCCTGCTGATTTTAATAAATTACAAGTAGGTACTAAAAAAACAGAACCTTTCCCAGAAAGTCCACCATGTTTAAATGTTATGGCATTAAATGGTATAGGAGAAGGGGGTAGGAACTCTTCTTTATTTAACTATGCAACTATGTTTAAGAAAATGGATCCCGATAATTGGAAACCTTTATTAGAGAAGTTTAATATAGAATATTGTTCTAATCCTTTGTCTGCTTCCGAAATTGTTACAATACAATCGCAGTTGGAAAAGAAAGAGTACTTCTACACATGTAATCAAGAACCATTAAAGTCCCATTGTAATAAATCATTATGTAAGAGACGAAAATATGGAATTGGTACGACAACGGATGCCGTAGAGATAACAGGTATGTCAATTGTCAAGTCAGAACCTAGGGTCTTTTTCGCTGATTTAGATGGAAGACGGCTAGAATTAACAAGTTTTGATTTACAGTCTCAAGCTAAGTTTCAAATTGCTTGTCTTGAACAACAGAATTTTATGCCACCAAGAGTTAAGGAAGATGCTTGGCAAGTACTAATTAATGGTTTGTTAGCTGAAGCTAATGAGATAGAAGTCCCGGAAGAGTTAACTTACAAAGGACAGTTCTTAGATTTAGTTGAATCTTTCTGTCACGGCAGGGTTCAAGCAGCATCAGCCGAAGAATTATTGTTAGGTAAGCCTTGGGTTATGGACGACAATGTTTATTTTAAAATTGATTCTTTCATAGAGTTTTTAAGGCAGAAGGCTTTCACTCATTATTCCAAAGGACAAATACAAGAACGTATTAAGGAAATGAATCTTGGAGAAAAATGTAGTGATGCTAAAAGTTTTAAAACAACAAATGGTGGGTGGAAAACTATTAGAGTTTGGTGGGTTCCAGATATGAAAGAACATGTGGATATTCCTAATGTAGAAATAGAAGAAGAGGTGCCTTTTTGACCTATATAATAATGGCTTTTTGTATTGTTTTGATTGAAGGGGCACCTGCTTTTGGAGGAGCTTCTAACTGTAATTTTTATAAACCACCTGTAAGATTTGTAACAGAAGAACAATGTGTGGAAAATAAAAAAATAGTAGAAGATAGGTTCTTAGAAGAAGCTAGAAGACTATTTCCAAAGGCAATAAAAATAACTGCGAAAGGAGTTTGTATTGAGCCAGAATAAAGAAACATCCATATTTGGACCACCCGGAACAGGGAAAACAACTAAACTATTAACTATAATAGAAGAAGCAATAGCTGATGGAGTATCTCCAGAAAAGATAGCCTTCTTATCTTTTACAAGAAAAGCTGCACAAGAAGCAATAGATAGGGCTTGTATTAAATTTAATCTTGATGCTAAATATTTTCCTCATTTTAGAACTCTTCATTCGTTAGCTTTTAGACAAGTGGGTCTGAGATCAGAAGATTTAATTAAACCTGCCGACATGAGATTTTTAGGTAAAAAATTGGGAGTTAGGTTTAATAAAGAAGAAAAAATCAATATAGAAGATGGGGACTTATATACTCCTGGTCAAAATGACGGGGATAAATACTTCCATGTAATGCAAATGTCTAGATTAAAAAATACTAAGTTAATGGATGAATATGATGAGTTTAATGACACTACTTTACACAGAAGTTATATGCCTACTGTTAATAAAGCTTATGTAGATTTTAAAGAGGCACATAGTAAAATAGATTTTACTGATATGTTGCTACAATTTCTAGCCATGAAAACTGGTCCTGATTTAGATTTATTAATCGTTGATGAAGCCCAAGACTTGTCCCCCATACAATGGAGAATGATCAAGGAATGTTTGTTACCTAACGCTAAGAGAGCTTATTATGCAGGGGACGATGATCAATGTATATTTAATTGGGCAGGTGCAAATGTACGAGATTTTTTAAATGCATCTGAAGATAAAATTATTTTAGATAAATCATACAGGGTTCCTCGTTCAGTACATGAATTTGCTAATAGGATAATTTCAAACGTAGGTACTAGACAAGCTAAAAATTGGCAACCTCGTAAAGAAGAAGGTGCATTAGTTTTCCACTACAATATAAGAGACATAGATTTCAGAACAGGCGAATGGTATATCCTTGCTAGAACAAATAGAATACTTTCAGAGATCTCTCAATACCTTGAAAATCAAGGATACTTCTTGTGGAGAGAGGGTCAAGGTTGGTCTGTACCTCAAGAAATCATTAACAATATTGAAGTGTGGGTAAAGCTATGCAAAGACAAATCAGTAAGCGTTCAAGAATGGATATCATTTTCCAAAAAAACAAAGAAAGGAATCATCGATTATGGTGGAAAAAAACAAATAGAGACTTTAGCTTTAGGTCAAATGTATTCCTTAGACGATTTGCTAAAGAGCGCTTTAGGGGAAAAGTTGAATCTAAATAAAGAGATGAAATGGTGGGACGTGATAGACGTGACGGAGAAACAACGTATTTATATAACATCTGTTCTTAGACGAGGGGAGTCAATATTAGTGGGGAATCCGAGGATTCGGATATCGACTATACACAGAGCCAAAGGTGGGGAAGCTGATAACGTAGCTTTAATTTTAGACCGACCAAAAATAATAAAAGAAAAAGGGGACGAGGATAGTGAGCATAGAATTTTCTATGTTGGAGCAACTCGTGCTAAAAAACAACTTCATATAATAGAGAGTAAGGATAGAAATGGCTACAATATCTAGAGACAGAGAATATTTTTTAAAAGAAGCTGAAGGGTTAATCAATGGTCAGAGGGCAAAGGAATATGGTCCAGCTAGAAAAAACCATAAACGAATAGCTGATATATGGAGTATCTTATTAGACAAGAAATTAAAAGAACCTATAACACCAGAGGAAGTTGTTGCTTGTATGATTGGTGTAAAGGTTGCCAGACTTGCTGAAGATATATCTAAAGATGATTCGTGGACGGATATTATTGGATATGCGGCATTAGGTGGAGAAATAATTAATGACCAAAATGGATAAGCATCAGTACCATTTATTAGAACAAGACATTGGAGATATAGCTTGGGGTAAGTCAGATTCTGATTGGTCGCCTCCTAATACATTTCCAGACCTTACAAAAGCCACTAGAATTGCAGTTGACTTAGAAACAAAAGATCCGAATCTAATTAAGCTTGGCCCTGGTTGGTGTAGAAATGACGGTTATATAATTGGAATAGCCGTGGCTGCAGGAGACTTTCATGGATATTATCCCATTCGTCATGCGGCAGGGAACATGGATAAACGAATTGTTTTCAATTGGTTGAAGAAACAAATGTCAACTCCCGATGTACCAAAAGTATTTCATAATGCTATGTATGATCTTGGTTGGTTGAGAGCCGAAGGTGTTGAGGTACAGGGTAAAATAATTGATACCATGATTGCAGCACCCTTAGTTAATGAAAACAGAAGGTTTTATAATTTAAATTCTTTGGCTAGAGATTATTTAAATGAATCAAAAAGTGAAAGAATATTAAGAGCAGCCGCAGCTGAGTTTGGTGTAGATCCTAAGTCTGAAATGTACAAGCTTCCTTCAAGATATGTTGGCGCTTATGCTGAACAAGATGCAGCAGTAACTTTACGACTGTATGATCATCTTAGTATTCTATTAGAAAAAGAAGAATGTACAGGTATATTTGAATTAGAATCTAGTTTGCTTCCTGTCATATTTGAAATGAAAACAAAAGGTGTCAGAGTTGACGTTGACAAAGCTGAACAAGTTAAAAAGTTTATGGCTAAAGAAGAAAAGAAATTACTTCAAGAAATAAGTAAAGAGACCGGTGTTATGATTGAACCTTGGGTCGCCACATCTATAGCAAA